CCGGGAACTGACGGTCCACCCCTAACAGGATTTTACCCTGTTATACTTGGACCGCCGTTGGTGTTGAATCACCATAAAATCTTTTGTCCTGTTCTTACACCCTCAGGTGAAGAACTAGGCTAGGGTACCACCCCAGTGCCCGAATCACTTCAGACACCGCCCACTACCTATGCGAAGCGGAAGAAGGTCGCGGAGACTGTGACTGGGACCGCAACACAGATCGGGCTTTCTTCCGGGATCGCCGTCTACTCACCAAACCTGTGCCGCCCCCCAGGGCCTTATCAACTACCGAACGCGCGTTCTCCCAAAACCGTAATCCATTGAATACAATTTTAGGATCACGAGCCTCGGCCCTCGCAAACATGTCCACACAAGGACGCATCGAAGAAATCTCTTCTATCGCCCGAGTGTAGACACCGTATGCGTCTGACAGGGACCCAGTCTCCATTTCGAGAACCTCACTCTGTATTTCCTCAAGGCGTTTCAAGATAGCCTCCAATATCGGCTTCTCTACACAAACAGATCTAACCAACTCCTCCGGCTCCTCTCCATAATCCGAAAGATGCCCACTGGCATCGTCCGGAGGCTGGAGCTCTTCAACACGGCTTTTCACCGGGTCAAAGAGTGCGAGGAGACGTTGGACATCGGCCAAATACTGCTCATGCAACATCTTGAGGAGGCTTGGCACCCCCTCAACGGGGATGTGATCAAGATGCAGAACCCTCCGCATCGCGACCCAAGCCTCCCAGTGCTTCACACCCATAGCCGCACCAGGTTGCAACAGAGCGACCACGACACGCCGGAACCGGACCGGCCAACGAGAGATCTTATCACTAAGAGCTCCCGTAGACCGGAAACCGAACCCCAGCGCCCTTAAGACCGAAGCAGGGCGAAGTTTCACCAGCTCAGAGGCCCGATTGACCATCTCTACCATACCAGTGAGAGAACGATTAAAAACCGTAAACTCACGGAAGGACAGAGGTGAGCAGTCGGACCCAAAAGCGACAAACCTCTTCGCAAACTCGAAGCACTTACGTACTCCGGGCAGCGACTTAGATAGAGAGATATTGACTCCCATCTTCCCCATCAGTCTTAAGTACTCCGCGGCGACGGCCCGGTCAAAGATGACCAGGTCGTCACCGAGGATGCCGTAATCCTCGAACCAACCCTTCTTCCCTACACGTTTCGCAGACCACTGGACCACCATATGGTGTGCCAGGGTGAATGCTGCCCAGCTTGAATGGGCCCCCATTGGCTGCCCGACTGCATAAAACAGTGGGGCGAACGATTCCCCCATTTCAGGAGGAAGCCGACCGTACGGGACGGTCAGTCGGTCACTAAAGTGACCGGCCGCCTTACCCGGACGGACTGCTGGATAGGCGTAACCACGCCCAACCAAAAGTTCTCGCCAATAGGAAGCCACCTTCTCCCCAAACAACACTTTAATGATAGATTCCTGAGCCCAGACCGGAAATCGGTCTGTCGCGGAAGACAAGTCGAAGGAATAGAACTTCCGACCAGTGTGACAACGGGACAATAAATATTGAACCGTCTCACCCTGATTGAAAGTACCATCCAGACGAACGTCCCCGCGATTAAGAGAACCCAAGAGATTCAAAAGAAACTCATGGATTCCCCGCAGAGCCGATTGGCTCCAGAAATCTAACATCGCGAACACCCGTACCTTACCCGGTTCCTTCTTGAAAGCAACTCTTCCGAGCGCTCCCAAGCGACCCCCACCTACAAAGTAGGGCCACTCAAAGGAGGAAGGATCACTCCGAGCTGCGGTTCTAACAACCGCCGTAACATCCATCGATTCAACCTCCGTACAATAACCATTGAACGCAGGCCAAAGCGATGAATTATACAAAGCCAGAGCGTCCTTCTCGACGTTGCACATAGCAACGGTCCCCTGAGTTGAATTGGGGCCGGAAGTCATCAAGGGCCGATAAATGGAGCCAATGTAAGGAGAGACACGGCGACGGAGGCCCTGGTAAATACCAATG